GTCGGGAGGAGGGTCCGCGGGCCAGTCGTAGGGCTCGTGGGCGCGAAGCTGGGATTGTTCGAGTGCCATTGCGGTTCCTTGCAGTTGTGATTCGATGGCTACGAATCTAACGCAAACCTAAACGCTATGTCAAGCGTTTATCGCACCGCCGAATTGTAATTTGTGGCCCCGCCGACACGCTGGATGCCGCCGACCAGCTCCTGCGGCGAGTTGGCGGTCACGTTCACCGGGCCGTTGATGTTGATCTGCTGGCCCACCTGCGGCTGCTGGTTGCCATACTCACGTGCGTATTGGGCTGCCAGAACGCCGCGTTCGGCGTCTTTTTGGGTGTTGCCGTGCCGCTCGTATTTGGCCGACACCGCCGTGCCGAGCGCTTGCGCGCCCCCGCCACCCTGCAAGGCTGCTTGCATCTGGCGACGCTCTTCCGGGTCCGCGTTGATGAAGTTGAGCTGCTCGTCGAGCGTGGCTTCACTCGGCAGCTTGCCGTAGCGTGCCTGAAATGCTCGCAGGCGCGAACCTCGCCACTGCATCAGCCCGTGCGCGCCTTGGCCGCCGCCCTCCCTGTTGATGGCTGCGGGGTTGAAATTCGACTCGGCCTTTATGTTTGCCGCGATGGCGGCCGCCTCGGGCACCGTGTACCCGCGTGAAATCAAACCTTGCATGATGTCGGCTTGCGTGGGGTTGCCTGTGCGCGGCGCAACGCGTGCGGCACCTGTCCCTACGCTACCACGCCCCGCACCTGCACCCTCGCCTGCCGCGAGTCGCGCCTTTGCTTCAGGTGTGAGCAGCACGCCGCCGCCCGGCGAGCCGGTGCGCGCCTCGCCCACGACCATGCGCCACCCTTTGGCGACGCCTTCGCCAAAGTCGGCCACAGCACCTTTGATCTTGCCCGGACCGCCGAGGACGGCCCCGAGTTTCTCATCCACCCAGGTGTAAATGACCTCCGCCGCCGCCGCCAGCTTCTTGAAGCCGAACACGACGACCTCGACAACTTCACCCAAAAACTTGAACACCTCGCCGGTGGCGCGCAGGTGCTGCGCCAACTCTGGATTCTCTTTGTCGAGCACCCGCATGAAGCCATCCACGCCCCCGCCCGCCGCAATGACTTTATCGTTGAAGGCACTCAGCTCAGACGCGCCCTTGTTGAGCCATTTCTGGAAGTCCTCGATCTGCGGTTGCAGAGCGGTCGCGACGGCGTTTGCGAAACCCAGCGCGGAATTCTTGGCCGACTCGAGCGCGCTGGTGACGCTGTTTAGCGCATCACGGTTTGCGGAGCTGGACTCAGCGTAGGAGCGCGCGAACTCTTCGCGCACATCCTTCTCCGACTTGATCATCAATATCAGGTCGTCGCTGACGCCCATAGCTGCCAGCCCCGCCTCCATCTGATTCTGCTGACCTTTCGGCGCTGCGCGATAGACGCGCTGTGCGCTTGCCAGGACGTCCTCGATCTTGGAATCAGGCGTAGCATTGACCCCCATCGCATTCAACGCCTGCAGGGTCGGCGCCGTGCCGGTTCGGTTGAACTGCTGTTGCTCCTTCGCAAGGCCCGCGATAGCGGCCCGCCCCGCATCGGCGTCAGCGCCCAAGCGGCGAGCGGCCGAACCCCAACTTTGAAGCTCTCGATTGCTGAGCTTTGTGGAGACGCCCGCGCGGCTCAGCCCGGTCTCAAAATTCGCGAGGGCGATGACCGCTTGCACCAACCCAGCGGCCCCGCCGCCGACACCCAGCACCGAGCCCACCGTGAGTGCGAAGGAGCGCAGCTGCGTCGTGAACTGCTTCACGGCGGCCGAGTTTGACTTCATCCGCTTGTTGCGGGCCTCGTCGACCTTCTTGAGCTTCTTCTCGGTGTTGGTGACCTGCTTTTCGACTTCCTTGTCGGCCTTGCGGTACTGCGACGTGTCCAGCTTCAGCAGGACCAGCAGCTCGTCGACGATCTGTGCGTTTGCCATGGTGCTACTGCAGGATGAAATTCTTAGCGTTGATCAGCGCCGTCTGCACGCTGTTCGCGGCGTCGGTGTAGACCTGTCCAATCCGGTCGATCGGGCTGCTCTTGGGCTCCTGCACGTTGGTCTTCGTGTCGTCGCTCGACGCGATCTGCGGGATCTCCGTGAAGCGGATCGACAGGTAGAGCATGTTGCTACCCCGGTCCTGGCGCGTCTCGAACGACATGCCCATGATCGTGTAGTCGACGTACACGGCCTGCGGCGAGATGAGCGTGAAAAGGCGCGTCGGGGCCTGCGATTCGGACTGCTGAATGGCGGCCAGCCAGGTGAAACGGGCCACGTCCGAGCCGGTCTTCACCAGCGTCACGGTGACGCCAGTCGGGCGGCGCACCTTGTTGTAGACCGCGAAGGCGCCCTTTTCGACCGGGTAATCGGATATCTGGCTATCGTAGACCGGCGTGAACTCGCCCCACGAGTCGGGAACGGTCAGCGGCTCGAAGGTCTCGCTGTCGACGATGGCGTAAATCGGCCGCGGCGGGTTCAGCCTCGGCAATCGCGAGGCGATCGCCGAAAGGATGTTCAGCCCCGTGACCGTGGCCGGCATCTCACGCCTCGCCGATGAAGTTCAGCTTCACGAGGGCGAGCAGCACGTCGCCGAGCGTCTTCATCTCGCGAATGTCGGTGCGCAGCAGCGCGCGGAAAGCGCCGGGGTGCTGCGGATCGGGTGCCACGTGCACGTAGTCGAGCAGCTCGGAAACAAGCGCGTGGATGGCCATCGCGTCCGAGCCCTGCAGCGTCTTCATGATCGCGTCGATGCGGTCGCCGCCTTGATCGTCGTCACCCTCGGCGGCCTCGCGCCACATGTCGATCAGCGCCTGGTAGGAGTCCACGCGCAGCGCCGAATTGAAGCGCAGCGCATAGCCCGCCTTGGTCATCGGGTCGATTTCCAGCAGCTTGAAGCTCTTGCCGGCGTCGCGGCCCGCCGATGCGAGGATGGTCGAGGTGAGCGCTTCGTCGAGTTGGGTCATGGTCAGTCTTTCTGCGATTCGTGCCAGTTGCGGATGGCTCGGACGTTGTTGATCTCTTGCAAGTTGTAGGCGTCCTCGGTGCTGTAGACCGTCTCCAACTCGTGGTAGGTTGCCCGGCCCGATTCTAGTACAGCGGCCAGCAGCGGCGAGCAGAACGTGACGCGCGTCTCGGGCCCGCCGTGCAGGATCTGATCGCCCACCATGGCCACGGGCACCTCGACGGTTTCGCGTTCAAGGATGAACCCGGTGTGCAGGTACAGCGCCTGCTGCTGGATTTTCTCGATGTTGCGCCAATCCCGGATCGCGCCGCGCGCGTCGGCCAAGTCGAGCGCGCCGCCGTCCGGCAGCCGGGCGTCCACGAAGGCCGACAGCAGGCGCAGGCCCGGCTCGCCCAGTGCGCGCAGCGCGGCCAGGTGTTTGAAGGCCAGAGTGATGATGCCGCCGTCTTCGGGCTCGCCGAGGACGCGCAGCGCAGCGCGTGCGCGACGGTCGGCGACCAGCGCCGGCAGCTCGGTGAGCAGCAGGGCGACGCCTTTGTCACGGCCGGCGAGGTTCAGGGTGTACGTTTTGAGCATGCAAAAATAAGGGCGCACCGACGTGGTATCGGTGCGCCCTAGTCCCCACCAAGAGACAGACTCCGCAAAGAAAGCCGAGCCAGTGTAGCGCACCGGGCGTAGCGGTACAAGGTCACGACGCGTCTCGCTTCAACCAGTGCAGGCGCCAGCCGCGCACGGTGGCGAAGGGTTTGCGTAGACCGACGCGCTCGCTGAACAGTGGACGTTCTTGCGTCCAGTGGATACCTGGGCCGTTGTGCCAAAGGCGAAACCAGCCGGTACGGTATTCGCGACTCGCCATGCGCCAGATCACGTTGCACCTGCTTTCCGCAGGCCCGCCAGCGGGTTGCGCGAGGGCCGGCACTTGCGCAGGTCCACGGCCACGGGCGTGCGCCGTCTCAGGACGTCGATGGCCGAGGGCTTGATGCGGTACTTGCGCGCCGTCGCTTTGCGGCCCAGCAGCGGCAGGTCGGCCACCAGCGCGGCGCGCTCGTCGGGCGAGAGGCCGAACAGGCCGCGCATGCCGGTGGGCTCTGGCGCGGCTTGCACCTGCACGCGCACCCAGGCGCTGCCGCCCAGGGCGTGAAACTTGGCTACCTCCTCGGGCGTGAGATCGACGTAAATGTGGGTCATGGCATGCCTTTCATGGGGTGAGTGTTCGCGACGGGCCGGGCCAATCGACGGATCTTGCGCACCATGGGCGCCGAGAGCCCGTAGGCAGCTCCAACCGCGGGCGAGGGTCGCGGGTCGTTGCAGATTTTCTGGTTGCGGGCCCACACCCGCGCGGCGGACAACTGCAGCGTCTTGTCGCGTCGCGCCTGGCGCCGAGCGTCGGCGCTGTCGGTGACTTCGAGGGTCCAGAACTTGTGTCCATTCGCGCATTCGCGCCGCCGCCGCGTGCCGCCGTGCAGTGTCCGCGTCTCCAGCACGGACGACCAAGCTGCGCAGTGGGTGCACTTCACAACTTGCCGCCGTTCAGCAGCGTCAGCAGTTCGCGCCTGAACGCGTCACGCCCTTGCCTGTAGGCTTCGTTTGCGATCCGGGCGGCGGCTTCAGCATCGGCGACGCTGGAGAGTCGCATGTTGGGCCACAGTGTGCCCGCGTAGTAGCTGCACCCATTGCCGGGACCTTCCACGTAGTGGCGGTCATCGCTGCCGATCCGGGCGTTGTAGGTCGTAGGGTTATCGCTCACGATGCGTCCTCCACGAGGTAGTGCGTGCAGCTGTCGGCCTGGCTGTACGCCGGGCGCAGGTCGGGGCGCACCTCCGTGATGGCGCTCGGGTTGCGCCACGCGCGGTGCCCTTCGCACCAGCGCTCGAACTGCGCGTCAGTCGCGCCGGACAGGAGGAAGGCGCCGGTCTGCGCATCGATGACGACGTGCGCGGCCCATTGCGGGTGGAGCTGTGCGAGTAGGAGTCCCATGGTGCGCTCCGGTCAATCGGTGGCAGCTTCGGCGGCCAGCAGCAGGTAGTACCAGCAGTGTGCGTCTTGCTGGTCTTCGTCGGGCACGCCGAAGGCCGCAGCGAGTTCGGCGCCCACCGGCACCTTTCGGATGGCCGAAAGGAGTGCGCGGGAATCTTCGTAGGTGATGTCGGGGTGCCAGTACTCGGCGGCAAGCAGGTACTCATCGGCCGTCACCCGGCAGGGCGTGTTGTCCATCTGCGTTTCTCCGGTTGTTGAATCGTTGTGGCGATTCTAAGCGGGATGTTTCGCAAATGTCAATAACCTAGTTGCCCGGAGGGTCTCCGTAGATCAGCACGAAGCGCGTGCCGAAGCCGTCGAAGGTCGGGTTGTCGATGCCCTGCAGGTCGGCGAAGCCGAGGAACTGCGGCAGGCCACGGTAGCGGTCGGGGTTGATGTCCGTCCGGTCCAGGCACAGCCGGCCGCTCGACACCGGCACGCCGTTGTAGAGCACATCGGCGAACAGGCCGTAGTTGGTCGTCGTGAGGTTGATCCGCGCGAGTTGGCCGTCCAGGATGCACGACAGCTCCTGATTCGCGACGGCCTGGGCCGGAATGATCGTGTAGGCCATGGCTACGTGAGCTGCACCGCGCCGGTGGCGCCGTTGAAGTCGGCCACGGTCAGGTTGCCCGACAGCACGCGGCGGTCGCGGCCCACGAACCCGAAGTCGACCAGCGCCGTGCGGCACTCGGGCACCTTCAGCGCCTCGGTGTTGTAGGCGCTTTGCAGCAGGGCCATGTTCGGCGCCTCGCCCATGATCGTGTCGTAGCGGATGCCCTGCGTCGTGTCGTAGTAGACCTCGCCGCGCCAGGACAGGCACCGGGTGGCCACATCCTGCGCCAACCGCATTCCGGGGCCGGTGTCGTCGCTCTTCGGAGTGGATGAGCCCACCGTCGCCCAGTTCCCGCGGTTGTCGGTGGTCAAGTCCCATTCGCCGTGGTCGAGCAGTAGCGTATCCATGGGCGCCAGTGTAGCGCAGGCGTCGTGCCGAGTTGTTTGAATCTAGTTGGCACGATCCTTGCTTTGAATGACACATGACACAATGACACTAGTATTTAACTTATTCTTAGAAATATAGAATCATATTTAATCCTCTTTAAGTATGTATTTTGAGTTGGCAGACTCTTATGGAAAATGGTGTCTTGTCAGTCATTGTGTCATTGCCGATTAGAACTTTAGTGCTCAGTAGGGCAGAAAGCGCTTAAACGGTACACTGGCACGCGTGACCGATTACCGCATTGCACCCGTCAAGGCGTCACTCATCGCCGACCTCGTCGAGTTGATCAACATCAACCTGGCCGAGTTGCTGCGTTCGTCGCTCGTGCAGTGCCCGGAGTGCCGCGGCAACGGTGAGACGGGCGGTGGGGCATCTGGCGAAGCTGCGCAGACCTGCGGGACGTGCGGCGGCGTGGGCTACATCGAGCGCTACACCGTCGACATGGAAATGCTCAAGACCTACCGGTACGGCCGGCTGGTCGAGGGCTTCGAGGTCAAGCAGGGCCAGCTCGTGCCGAAGATCCGCAGCAAGTCGTCCGCCTACGCCATGCTCGTGAAACTGCTGGGGCTCGACAAGGCCGTGATCGAGATCGCGCAGGGTGCAACCTTCGCGCAGGCGCTGTCGGACGAGCAGCGGGCCACCTACGTCGAGCAGCTGAAGGAACTGGCCACCATGGGCGCGCTCGATGGCCGATGACGCCGTGATGGACGCGCCAGAGGCCGCTACAGCCCCGCCAGCGCTCGATCCGGTGCAGGTGCTGGTGGAGCTAGCCCGGACCAACTTCGCGGCCTTCGTGACCGCTACGCACCGCCCGCGGTTCAAGCATTCGGGTTTCTCCCTACGTGTGTGCCGCGCGATCGACAAGTTCGTCGAGGACGTGCTGGCCGGCAAGCGCCCGGTGCTGGTGCTCACCGCGCCGCCGCAGCACGGCAAAAGCTCGCTCATCTCGCGCTGCCTGCCTCCGTACCTGTTCGGCCGCCTGACGGGCGACCTGCCGGCGGTGCGCATCGCGAGCGCCAGCTACTCGCACGCACTGGCCCAGCGCAACCGCCGGGACGCGCAGAACATCATGCTCGAGCCGATCTATCGCGCGATCTTCCCCGAGGTCTCGCTGATCGGCTTCAAGGGCATCGACAACGCTTCGGACGGCCTGGAGGTGCCCGGTGACGGGTGGCTGCGTGGCGTGGGCGTGGGTGGGCCGCTCACGGGATTCTCGGTCGACGTTGGCCTGATCGATGACGCCGTGAAGAACGCCCAGGAGGCCCTGTCGGAGCTGACGCAGCAGACGCACCGCGACTGGTACGACGCGGTGTTCACGACGCGCCTGCAGGCACGCTCGGGCTCGGTCATCATCGGCACGCCGTGGTCAGCCAACGACCTGCTGGCCCACGTGCGCAAGACCATGAAGGACGATTCGCGCCTGACGGTGTTGTCCTTCGCCGCGCTGAACCTGCCCGACGAGATCGGCTACGACCCGGACCTGCCCGCCGGTGCGCTGGTGCCCTACCTGCACGACGAGACGAAGCTGCGCGAGCTCAAGCAGCACATGTCGCTCATGTGGTGGGCGAGCATGTACCAGCAGTCGCCGCTCGCCGACGTGGGCGCGATCTTCAAGCGCGACTGCGTGCGCTACTACCGACGCGCCGACCTGGCCGCCCTGCGCTTCGTGCAGGAGGTGATCTCCGTCGACGCCACTTTCAAAGATGGCGACGCCTCCGACTTCGTGGCCGCCGGCGTGTGGGGCAAGACGGCCGACAACGACGTGTACCTGCTCACCGGCCGGCGCGAGCAGTTGGCCTTCATGGCGACGGCGCAGGCCATTGCTGACCTGAAGCAAAAACATCCGCGCGCGCTGAAAATCTTCATCGAAGAGGCGGCCAACGGCGCCGCGCTCATCGACATGCTGCGCAAGCACTACCCGGGCATCGTCGGCATTCCGCCGCTCGGCTCGAAGGTTGCGCGCTGGCACGCGGTGTCCTGGGCCTGGGCGAATGGGCAGGTATACCTGCCGCACCCGGATGAGGCGCCGTGGATCGTGCCATGGGTGGCCGAGATCACGACCGTGCCCGACGCAAAGAACGACGACACCGCCGACTGCATGGCCCTGGCCCTGCAACAACTGCTGCTGCGCACGCCCATTTCGCAGCTCATCACGAGCGACATCCTGCGCGCCGCGAGTTAAAATCTCGCGACAACCGAATAAGGCCCTCCCAACATGTCCCGTCGTCGCCTACCCCCGTCCCGTCGCTCGCCCGCTGCCGCAGCGGCCGCTACGGTCGCCGCCGAGGCATTGCCGGCCGAGACCGCCGAAGAGCGCGCGCGCCGCGCGCGCGCCGCGTCGATGCAGACCGCGGTGGGCGCCGCGCCGCGCGCCGAGGCATCGCCGAGCCTGCAGCTCGCGACCCCGCACGAGATCGACGCAGCCAAATACCACCCGAAGGAACGCGAAGCGGCCGCGCACGCGATGGACTGGGGCGGCCAGGCCGGCAACGCGCTGTCGTTCGTGCAGAACGCCGGCTGGCCCGGCTTTCCGACACTGGCACTGCTCGGCCAGCTCGCCGAGTACCGCTCGATGCACGAGACGCTCGCCGACGAGTGCGTGCGTTGCTGGGGCGTCGTGGCATCCTCGGGCGAAGGCGATGACGACAACTGCTCGCAGATCGAAGCCGAGCTCAAGCGCCTGAACATCCGCGCCGCGGTGCGCCAGATCGTCGTGCATGACCAGGCGTTCGGCGGCGGGCACGCCTACATCAAACTCAAGGACGACGAGTCCGCGCGCGACACGCCCCTGCTGCTCAAGCCCTACTCGGTGCCGAAGGGCTCGTTCGAGGGCCTGCGCATCGTCGAGCCCTACTGGGTCACGCCGAACGACTACAACTCGATCGACCCGACGAAGGCGAACTTCTACAAGCCCTCGTCATGGTGGCTGCTGGGCACCGAGACGCACGCGACGCGCTTGTTCACGCTCGTGAGCCGTCCGGTGCCGGACATGCTCAAGCCGGCCTATTCCTTCCGCGGCATCAGCATGACGCAGCTGGCGATCCCTTACGTGGACAACTGGCTGCGCACGCGCCAGTCGGTGTCCGACACGGTGAAGCAGTTCTCGGTCTCCGGCGTGCTCATGGACCTGCAGCAGTCGCTGTTGCCCGGCGCCGGCACGTCGCTCGACATGCGCGCGCAGTTGGTGAACCTGTACCGCGACAACCGCAACCTGCTGCTGCTGGACAAGGCCACCGAGGAATTCTTCCAGAGCAACACGCCGCTGTCGGGCCTGGACGCCCTGCAAGCGCAAGCGCAGGAGCAGATGGCCTCCGTCTCACACACGCCGCTCGTGAAGCTGCTCGGCATCACGCCCTCGGGCCTGAACGCATCGAGCGACGGGGAAATCCGCGTCTGGTACGACTACGTGCACGGGTACCAGGACGCGTCCCTCACGCCGCTCATGCAGGTCGTGCTGCAGCTGGTGCAGTTGTCGCTATTCGGCGTGATCGACGAGGACATCACCTGGCAGTGGGAGAAGCTGCACGAGGCGACCGAGGTCGAAGCGGCCGAGATCGCCCGCGCCGAGATGGAGACCGACCGCGGCTATGTCGAGATCGGTGTGCTCTCGCCCGAGCAGATCGCACAAACTCTGTCGGCCGACCCCACCTCGCGCTATTCCGGCATCGTGGACGGCAAGGACATCGAGTCCATCCCCAACGAGGACATCGGCGCCATTACCGACGCGATCCTCGCCATCGAACCCCCGGGCGTCGACACGCCGCCGGCTGCCCCCGCCGTGCCGGCGGGCGCAGGGCTGCCAGCTGGTGCGCAAGCCGGCGTACCGTCGCCCCCGCCGCTCGAGGCCTGAGCATGGAGCTGCGCAACCCCGGCAAGCGCGACATCGTGCTCGGGGCCATCGTGCCCAACGTGCAGACCGAGGTGGCCTACCGCAACGCGCTGGCCAAGGCCGTCGCGAACATGACGGCGAGCTACGAATACTGGATGCGCAGCAAGTACCGGCGCGCGCTCGACACGAACATGGCTGCCGGGCGACTGCCCGACCCGGAGCGCGCCGACGATGCGGGCCTGCCGGGCCCGAGCGAGTCGGCGGGCGACATGTTCGACGAGCTGGCCCGCCTGCGCGCGCACTGGGAGAAGCACTTCCACCGGATGTCGGCCAAGCTCGCCACGCAGATGCTGGATGCGATGTACCGCGACAACGCCAACGCCTGGGGCTCCAAGCTCAAGCGCGCGGGGTTCGACATCGAGATGAAGCTGTCGCCCGCGCAACAGCTGATCCTGAAAGCCAAGGTGCCGGAGAACGTCGCGCTCATCCGTTCGATCCAGCAGGACTACCACAAGGACATCGAGGGCATCGTCTCGCGCAACTTCCTGAAGGGCCGCGACCTGTCCACGATGGCCGAAGAGATCCAGGAGCGCGGAGGCGTGTCCACGCGCCGCGCGGCGCTCATCGCGCGCGACCAGTCAAACAAGGCCACGGCGCAGATGAACGCGGCGCGCCAGCAAGAATTGGGCCTAAATTGGGCGACCTGGATTCACTCGAGTGCCGGCAAAGAGCCGCGGCACAGCCACGTGAAGGCCGGGCGCGAGCAGTGGATTTTCGACACGCAAGCGGGCATCAACTTCGGCGATAGCTTCGGCCAGGTGCTGCCAGGTGAGGCGATCAACTGCCGGTGCCACAGCCGGACGATCATCCCTGCGCTGGGCCGCGGTGACATTCAGTCCGAGGACGACATGGAGCCCGTGGGCGGCTTCCCGGGTGCCTACCGCGCGAAGGCGGGCAAGTTGGCGGGCGAGAAGCAGAAACAGGACGTCGTGTTCACGCGCTCGCCGGCGGGCTCGCCCGTCAAATACAGCTAGCCGCGTAGGGCGTGCGAGCGCGGCCGGCCGAGGATGTAATCAGGCCGGCGCTGCGGCTGCGGGCAAACCGCCAGCAAGCGCCAACCCGCCGCGAAGTGTTCCTGCAAAGCGTCCGTGCAGGAGTCTTCGAGCAGCAGCGTTTCGGCGATGTCCATGAGTGCAGGGCCGGGCTGCTCCTGGCCGCACTTCTCGTTAAACAGCTGACCGACTGCTGCGACGCTCTTTGTGATCGCCGCGGCTACCAGCGCTTCGACGTCGATCTCGGGCTTCACTTCGTGAACCGGCGTCGCGGCCTCAACGAACGAGTAGCGGTCGCAGTAGCCCCCGTGCATCAGTGCGAGGGCCGTGTCGGCATCGCAGAGCACCCGGGCGTCGCCGATCTCCTTGGCGCCAAGTTGCGCCAGTAGCGCTAGTTGCGCCGCGCGCTTTGCTTCCCGGTCCTCGCCGTAGAGATACTCGGCCTTGATTTCGTACAGTCGCATAGCGGGCTCTTGAGTTAGTGTGCGGCAATTCTAACGGCAATCTTTCAGAGTTGTCAAACCATCCACTAAACTTCGCGGCCTTCGCTATCGTTGCGACAGCGCCCATAGACGGATATCATCGCGCGAGTACAATCCGCGCAACATGACCCAGCTGCAATACGCCTTCGATCGCCAGTCCGCCCGCTCGGTGGACACGGATGGTCGTATGCGCGTGAAGAATTGCATCTTGTCCACTGCCGAGGTAAACCCGTACCGCGGTCAAGAGATCCCGAAGTGGAAAGACCTCGACCTGGACCCGGATCGTGTCTACGACCTGTACCGCGATCCCGACGAGCTGCGCGCGGCGGTGAAGTCCTTCGAGGGCGTGCCGCTGATGATCAAGCACATCCCGAACACCGCCGAGCAGCCCCGCAAGGAGTACATCGGCGGCTCGGTGCACAACATCAGCTTCGACGGCAAGCACCTGCGCGGCGACATCCTCGTGTGGGACGGCCACGCCATCGAGCTCATCGAATCCGACGAGAAGTCCGACCTGTCGTGCAGCTATCGCTACGACCCGGTGATGACGAGCGGCGACGCCGCCGGCGCCAAGTACGACGGCCTCATGGCTAAAATCCAGGGCAACCACGTAGCACTGGTGGACGAGGGGCGCGCTTCCGGCGCTCACGTCGCCGACGCAGCGCTGCAGCCGCAGCATCCCGACCCATCTTTGCAAGGAGATTCCATGGCCTTCCCCGATCCGAAAGCGGCAGCACCTGCTGCGGCACCTGCTGCGGCACCTGCCGCCCCGGCTGCTGCAGCCGCGCCTGTCGCCCCTGCGGCACCCGCAGCCCCTGCCGCCGATCCCGCTGGCGCCGAAGTCGGCGCAGCCCTGAAGCACATCGCGACGCTGCTCGAAACCGTGCTGGCGCGCCTGCCGGGCGCCGAGCCGGCTGCGCCTGCAGCCCCCGCCGCTGCGGCAGCCGCACCTGGCGCCATGGACGAAGACCCCGAAGGCGGCAAGCCCTCGGGCGAAGTCGGTCCCGAGAACGAAGGCAAGAAAGGCCCTGGCTTCGCGCTGGAACCGACCGCCAAGGTTGTGGGCGCCGAGGACGAAGATCCCGAGCTGGACGAGAACGGCGACCCCGTGCTGCCCCCGCCCGACCAGGAAGGTACGCCCGCGCGCGGCTCGCCGACGCCACACGCCGCCATGGACGCCAAGGGCGTGCAGGCCGTCGTGGCCGCCGCAGTCAGCGCCGAGCGCCGCCGCGCCGCCGCCGTCGAGGAAGCCAAGCGCGCCACGCGCAACACCATCGGCGAGGTGGCCATGGACAGCGCCGCTGCCATCTACCGCACCGCGCTCGAACAGGTGGGCGTCGACGTCGCCAAGATCGGCAAGGGCGCCGAGCGCATCGCCTGGGACGCCTACAAGGTGGCCGCTGGTGCCGCCGCCGGCGTGCGCCCCTCGCGCACCGTCGAGCACGCAGCGGACGGCAAGGCCGTCGACAAGACGCCCGACTACATGAAGCACGTCAACAAAATTTCCGTGAAGGGCTAACGCCTAGAACGGTTTCACCCCGGAACGGAAAAGGAGTCTCCCATGTTCCAGAATCAGGTCTACATCAACCCCGCGCAAGCGGTCCCGGGTGACTTCGCGTCGTCCAACCCGATGATCTACAAGCTCTCGGGCAACGGCAAGATGGTCGCCGTGGCCGAAGGCGTGACGGTTGGCCACTTCGCCGCGCTGCTCGCCGACGGCACCGTCGACTCGATCCTCGCTGCTGCGCCGCTGGCCGGCCGCATCGGCTTCGTGCACCGCGAGAACAATGCCCAGATCACGACCTACCTGGCCGAGTCGGGCATGACCATCCAGGCGGGCCAGCCCGTGGCGCTGTTCGGCAAGGGCGACTTCTGGGTGCGCACCGACGTGATCACCGGCACCCCGACGCGTGACGCAGCCGTGTACTGGGACGTGCTCACCGGCAACACTATCATCGGCGCGCCGGGCTCGCCGCCTGCGACCACCATCGACACCGGCTACAAGCTGGTGTCGGAGGCGGCCACCGTCGGTGCCGTCGTCATCATCAGCAACACCGGCGCCTAAGTCGCGCAGAACCGAAGGAGCACACAACATGCGCGATTCCCAAGTCATCGCAGCGCTGGCGGCCAAGGGCGTCATCCTGGCGCCCGGCGTCAAGAACGTCACCACGCCCCTGGCCGAGTTCGCCATGGACGCGGCGGACCTGACGCCCACGCTGGTCGGCACGCCCAATGCGGGCATCCCGTCGTACCTGACGACCTACGTCGATCCGAAGGTCATCGAGGTGCTCGTCGCCCCGATGAAGGCCGCCGAGATCGTCGGCGAGTCGAAGAAGGGCGACTGGACCACGCTGACGGCCGCGTTCATCCAGGCGGAACCGACCACCGAAGTCGCCACCTACGGCGACTACTCGGCGGACGGCTCGTCGGGTTCCAATGTGAACTACCCGCAGCGCCAGAGCTACCACTTCCAGACGTGGACCCGCTGGGGCGAGCGCGAGCTGGAAATGGCCGGCGCCGGTCGCATCGACCTGGCCGCACAGCTGAACTACTCGTCGGCCCTGGGCCTGTCGAAGTTCCTGAACTCGTCCTACCTGTTCGGCGTGGCGGGCCTGCAGAACTACGGCCTGACCAACGACCCGCGCCTGATCGCGCCGGTCGCCGCCGGCACGAACTGGGCAACCGGCACGCCGGAAGCCATCTTCAACTCCGTGAAGGACATGTTCAAGCTGCTGCAGACGCAGACGCAGGGCCTGGTCGAGCAGGAGCAGGAGCTGGTTCTGGCCATGCCGCCGACCGCCTCGGGCGACCTGAACACGGTCAACTCGTTCGGTCTGTCGGCTGCGAAGCTGCTGCTCGACGCGTTCCCCAAGCTGCGCATCGTGACCGTGCCCGAGTACGACACCGCCGGCGGGCGCCTCGTGCAAATGTGGGTGCCGCGCCTGGAAGGCCAGGACACGGCCACCTGCGGCTTCACCGAGAAGATGCGCGCCCACGCCATCGAGCGCTACTCCAGCTACTTCCGCCAGAAGAAGTCGGCCGGCACCTGGGGTGCCATCGTGTGGCGCCCGGTCTGCATGTCCGCACAGCTCGGCGTGTAAACCTTCGGGGTTCCACGTGAAACAAAGCCCCGCCACTGTGCGGGGCTTTTCTTTATCTGGTGTTTGACATTGATGAAAGATTCGCTAAACTTCAGACATACCAACTGGAGAACCTCATGAGAGTTACCGTAAAGTCATGGCGAGGCGAGCGAATGATGGACCTTGCCGACGCGCTGACGCCCCGCGAATCGCGCGATGGCCAGGTCGAAGCCGCACAAGCGCAGGCGGATGCAGTGGCAGATGCAATCGGACGGTTGACCGCGCTACTAGTCGAAAAGGGCGCCATCACGCTCGATGAGGCGAAGAGCGCTTGCGGTGCGTATGACGACATCACACCGATCTGACAGGACGCCAGTGCGTGCCGCGTGACAGGCGGCACGTGCGGGTGACTGTCGAACCGCGGTCAATTCGTGCGCGCCGGGGTATTCATGCCTCGTCAGATCCTCACTCACGTGCGCGCAGCGTTGTTTCCGGTGCTTTGGCGAGCCGGACAGCACCCACCCTTTCACCACCAAGGAGAACACATGGCAAAAGTTGGCGACCTGGTACGCGTCGTGCATGGCGACGAACCCTACTTCTACCCGGGCACGCTCGCGCGCGTCAAGGAGATCGACGCAGACGGCGATGTTCGGGGCGACTTTCGCGACCTCGGCAACGCAGAGGGCACATTCGACCCCGACTGCGACGGCACGTGGTGCGTCGGGCGCGGCGGCGAGTTTGTGGTGGTACCGTCATGAACCCGGTCGCCTATGACACCGACGACTTTCTGCTAGCGCGCGTCGTGACGGCTCACGAGGCGGATGGCAGTGCGATCAACGCCGTTGCCATGTGGTGGCCTACGACGATTCCCCAATTCGGCACTACGTGGTCGCTGCACTACACCGGCAAGACGCGACGCAGCGGCCCCGCCGTGGTGGACGACTTCGGCGACCTGGTGCTCGTGGGGTGGCGACTGTGAAGCCGCGCATTTGCCTTTCGCCGAGTCGCGGGCGAAGCAGCTACCGCTGGCAGTGCTATGGCGACGGTCGGCGCGGCTACGGCCACACGCCCGCAGATGCTTACTTTCGCTGGCTGCACCGGATACCCGCGCCACGCCTGCCGGAAGGGTGACGCCCGCTTAACCCTGCGATACACTAGGCCGCTACGCCTTCACCCTACCAAATCACCGGAGAACACCATGGCCCGCACCCCCAACAAACGCACTGCCGACATGCTCACCGTCGCCTGCAAGCTCCCGCAGGGTCTCACGATCCCGATGCCCGACGGCACGCAGATCAAGCTGAACGGCGCACACTCGCCCTTCGCGCTGGCCGGACATGGCATGACCGACGTCAAGGCCGACGCCTGGGCCATCGTCGAAGAGAAGTACGCGGACGCCGCGTGGCTCAAGAACGAGGTGGTGTTCGCCATGGGCGAGCGCGACAGCGCTGTCGCCAAGGCCGAGGACCGCAAGGACGAGAAGGCCGGCTTCGAGCCCGTCGACCCGCTGAAGCTGCCCAAGGGCCTGACCAACGCCGAGTAAGCGCCGCGCGCTCACTGCCATGGCTATCGTCGTCTTCGACCCGGCGGCCTTCAAGGCTGCTTATCCTGAGTTCGTGCTGATCTCGGATGCGCGCTGCACGATCATGTTCGATCTGGCCGCACAGGGCATTCTGGACAACACCGACAACTCGCCGGTGATGGCCCTGGACTACCGCACGCAACTGTTCTGGCTACTCGTCGCGCACCTGCTCACGCTGTTCGCAGTGGCCGCAGACGGCTCGGAGCGGCCCGTGGGGCGCGTCGACACGGCCACCGAGGGGTCGGTGTCGGTCGGGTTCGCCTACGAGCTTCCTGCGGGTTCTGCCATGTCCGCGTGGTTCAACCAGACCAAGTACGGCGCGCTGTACTGGATGATGACCGCGCAGTTTCGTAGCCTGCTCTACAAGATGGCCGGGAACAGCGGCGTGGGTTTCTCGCGCGCTTTCAACGCTGCGCCGTTCAACGTGCCGGCTGGCACCATCGCGCCATGATTTTCTCGATCGGCGCCTTCCTGCTGCTCGGTTTCGGGCTGTTCTGCTGGCTCGTCGGGTCGGACGTGCACAAAGTACCCCGGCCGGTACTCGCGATGGCCGGCTGGGCCTGCATCTTCGGTTGGTTGTTTATCGCAGCCAGCGCGATCCTCGCGCTTGCGCGCTACGCGCCGTGACCGTCACGCGCCGCGGCCTGCGCATGCCCGACCGCGACATGTCGTCGGCGACGGTGAAGGCTGGCGTGCTCGCAGGTGCGACCTACCCCGCCGGCACGATCCGAGATGCGCGCACGGGGCGCGAGTACCCCGACCCACGCGCAGGCATGCCGGTAGCGGCCATCGCCGCCGCGCTCGAGTACGGTGTGGGCCAGAACCATCCGCGCCCGTTCATGCAGCAGACCGTCGCGCAGCGGCGCAAGGAATGGACCGAGGGCGCGGTGAAGCTGTTCCAGGCGGGCCACTCGCCGCAGCAGCTCGCCGGCATCCTGGGCCAGGTCATGAAAGAAGACATCATGAAGACCATCACCGACTGGCCCGCCGACAACTCGTCGGAGTGGGCCGCCACGAAGGGCTTCAATCACGGGCTGATCCAGACCTCGCACCTGCTCAAGTCGATCGATTCGCAGGTCGTGCAGGACGACGCGGCCGAAGGGGCGATCTGATGGGCATGAACCTGCATGCCCTCACGCGCGGCGCGATCCAGATGGTGAACGACGACGTGGACGGCACTGTCTACGTGAGCACGGGCAATGCCAACGTGCGCGGCATCCTGACGCCCACGTTCACGCCCGTGGTGGCCCGCCTGCAGGTGCAGGCGCAGAAGCACACGGACATTCAGCACGAGCGAAGCCTGCAGAACAATAACGGCTTCCTGACGATGTACGCCTACGGCAACTTTTCGGACATCGAGCGACGCGACAACAAGGGCGGCGACGTCGTGAACATCCCGGCCGGCCCGCGCGCCGGTTGGTACCTCATCACGCAGGTGCTCGAGTGGTGGCCCGGCTGGTGTGCTTTCGAGGTGACGATTCAGCTCAACTACGCCACAATCCAGGACTACATCACCAAGACCGCCAACGGCACGCCGCCACCGCCCACCCCCTGATGGCCACCATTGCCCATTCCGAAGACGTAGTTTTCGACGCCCTCTGGAACTGGGTGCAGGCAGTCACGGCCGTGCAGCTCCCGGGCGACCTCGCGCCCGGCGATCAGGTGTTCAAAGGTTTCCAGAACACGACGGCCACGCGGACGGGCAACTACGTCGTGCTGTCGCCCGGCGTCAAGCAGCGGCAGGACCAGGGCCGGCGCAGCTACGTGCCGGACACACTCGACCCCTCCACGGGCGTCGTGAATATCGCGCGGCACACGACCTACAGCTACCAGGTGGACTGCTACGGGCAGTTGGGCGCTGACGTCGCCGACATCATCTCGATCGCCTGGCGCTCGCTGTGGGGCTGTGACCAGCTCACCGGCGCGGCCATCACGCCGCTGTACGCTGACGAGCCCCAACAGCTGAACGTCGTGAACAGCGAGAACATTTACGAGCAGCGCTTCATGCTGCGCCTGTTTGCGCAGGTGAATCAGGTCGTCACGTTGCCGCAGGACTTCTTCAATGCCGTCGAGCTGCACGTCGAGCCCCCTGTGGACATGTGGCCCGACCTGCCGCCCGTGGGCGGCTACGGCTTAGACTACGGCAACAGTTTCGGCTAGGCCGGCCAATAGAAAGACACGAACATGACCGAACGCATCCTCCCCGGCATCGGGCTCACCGGATTCTGGGACCAAGGCGCCCCCTGGAAGGTCGGCGGGGACCAGAACTGGCTGCGCTCGTCGGTGCTCACGCAGCTGGCCGTCGAGTCGGCCACGACGTCGCTGCCTGCCTCGCCGCTGAACGGTGTGATCTACGTCGTCCCCGTGGGCGACGTAAACGAGAACCAAGTCGCCGCGCGCGACAATGGCGCATGGGTCTACCTGCCGCCGCAAGAGGGTTGGACGGCCTACGTGCGTGATACGGGGCAGCTCTTGACTTTCGACGGCACTGCGTGGGCGGGCCCGCTGGCCTCGGCGGACGGCGCGGAACAGGTTGGGGCTGGTGCGGAAGGTACCGTACAGGCGGCGTTGAACGGCCGGGTGAAGACCCTGCAGAACTACACCGCCCTACTCGCATATGGTGGTTTCCTTGACGTACAGATCACGTCAGCGGGAGTCGCGGGTCTGTTTCGGTACGACGCAGCATTGCCGAACACTACCAATGGGGGCACGCAGTTCGCACACACCTCCGGTACAGGTGCGTGGACGCGCCTTTTTTCTGGCGACGTGAATATTCTGTGGTTCATTTCGGGCAGTCTCTTTGTGGACAACAGCTCGGCGGCAATTGCGGCAATTGCGGCACACAACCGTTTCACCGTGCCGCGCGGCTTCATTCTCATAATGAAGAATGTCGAGGCCCAAAACGACACAGAAATCACGTCCTACGGCGGCTTGAAACTTCCGGACGGTTGTTCGGATTTCGACCGGGGCATTTATGCGGCAGGTAAATCCCGTGTGCGAATTGTCGTGCAGGATTTCGACGGCAACTACGCGGGCCAATCCGGGAACATCGGCACCCACCTGATTTATTTGACCAATTGCCCGGACCCGTTTGTCCGGGTCGCCTACGCACACGGCCACTACATCGCCTCTGGCGCGCCGATGCCGTCACCGGACGGCATCCGGGACACGTCCACGGGCGGCGTGTTTGCCTATCAGTGCACGCGTGCGGACGTGCAAGTGAACATGATTCGCGGTTGGGGTCGAGAGGCCGTGCAATTGCGTCTGTGCGATTACGCGCGCGGTGCTGTCGGTGCGCAAGGCATTTACGACACCGAATACTCCGGCGTCCAAATGAGCGGCACTTACGGTGAATTGCTGTGGGCCGTCGTGGACTATGCCGGCGCGTCCGCCGTGGGCTTCGACATGGTGAATGGCGTTGCATCGAACATCGTTGCCACCAACACCCGCGCCAATCACGGCTTGAACATGGGCCATCCAGGCTACCCCGCCAGCGGTTCCGTGGTCAACAACCTCGTGGTCAACGGCTGCCTGGGAATGGGCGTCAGCGTGGCCTCGAGTTCAAGGGACGTCGCGATTAACAACGCCAACATTTCCTATGCGGGCATTGCGTGCGGCAGCTTCTCAGATGGCTCGGTCGACGTGCGCGTGTCGAATAGCGTGTTCAAATTCGCAGCCCAGTACAACCTGAACGCATCCGTCACGCAGGTCTATTGCGCCAATGTGAAAAGCAGCGAGTTTGGAGCGAAAGCGCTGAAAGTGAGCACCGTCGTTGGCAACTTCGTCGAAGGCGAAACGGTGTCTACGGGCACCGGCAGTGCGCCGCTCACGCGCCGGGTTACCGGTTTGTCTGCGACGGCGTTGCTGTTTCCGGGGACCATCACCGGCACGTTCACGGCCGCGCAGACCATCACCGGCGCCACGAGCGGGGCAACGGCAACAATCACCGATGTCTACACCCCCGTGCAGCGCAACGAGTCGAGCGGCGGGCGTTTTGTTGACACGTCGCGTTTTTACCCGGGCACCGTGGGGCAGACCAAGTTTGACGACGGCACCGCAATTGCGGCTTACTCGTTCCCTTGCGCGCACACGACCCCAGGCACGGAGCAGCTGTTTCAACTGGCCTTCTCCTCAAATGTGACTTGGGTCGGCGACATGAGCGTGGCTGCATCGATTGGCAGCGTGAGCCTGCCGGGCACGAATACCTACACCGTGGACCGCTTGAGCGCCGTAACAACCCTGACCACAGGCAACGCCACGGGTGTCGATGTTCGCATCAACGCGTCGGTCGCGCAAACCTACGCCGTGCGCTTGGTCATGGTTGGGCGGTGGAAATAGTCGCGCGCGGCCGGCCGCTTGCCGAAGGCTCGCTCGCTGATAGAATCCCGTGAGCCGATAGTGGCAGTCAATCGCGGCGCGCCGTCGCACACCTTGGAGCCTCGAGCATGAGCACCATCCCCATTTCGCAAGTAGTGCAGATTTTGCCCGGCGTTATCGCCGGCGGCGGCCAGGCGTCCAAGCTGTCCGGCATGGTCGTCACGACCGACGACTCGATCCCGCCCGGCGCGCCGAAGAACTTCTTCACGAAGGAAGACGCCTCCGACTGGTTCGGCCCGAGCGCACCCGAAACGGTGATGGCCAACCAGTACTTCCCGGGCATCGTGAACGCTGGGCAGCTGCCCTTCGTGCTCAAGTTCGCACGCATCGCCGATGCCGACACGCCCGCCGCTGTCTATGGCGCGCAGCTCGCAGGCATGACCCTCGCGCAGCTGCAGGCCCTGCCCGCCGGCACGCTGGTCGTCACGACCGCCGCGCTGCACACCTCGGCCTCGATCAACCTGGCCACCGCTACGAGCTTCGCGAACGCCGCGACCCTCATGCTGGCCGGATTCACGACGCCCGACTTCACCATCACCTACGACGCGACGCGCAAGCGCTTCCTCGTCGAAACCACTGCAGTCGGCGACGGCACCACCATCTCGGCAGTGACCGGCACGCTGGCCACCGGTGTCGGCCTGTCGGCAGCCGCTGGCGGCACGACCGCGCAGGGTGTCGATGCCGACACGCCGGCTACTGCAATGAATCGCATCGTGCAGCAAGACGCAGACTGGGGCACGTTCTCCACAGTCTACGCTGCTGACATCGACGAGCGCACCGCCTTCGCAGCCTGGAACAGCGGTCAGGGCTACCAGTTCCTGTACTGGGCCTGGGACACCGAAGCGGCCAGCATCGTCGCGAACAACGATTCGTCGTTCGGCGCGCAAGTCTTCGCGCAGCCCTACCAGGGCACTGTCCCGGTGTACGGCACGCACGAACTCGTCGGGGCCTTCATGGGCTACGCGGCGTGCATCAACTTCCAAATCCCGAACGGCCGCACCAACCTGGCTTTCCGCCAGTTCAACGGCGCGCCCTCAGCGACGGTCTCGGACCTGTCCACGGCCAACGCGCTGCTGTCGAACCACTACACCTACCTGGGCGCCTACGCGAACGCGGCGAACACGTACACCGTGGCCTACAACGGGGCGACCTCGGGCGCGTTCCTGTGGGTCGACACGTACCTCGATCAGATTTACCTCAACCGCGAGCTACAGCGCGCCTTCTTCGAGGCCCTGATGGCCTACAACTCGGTGCCCTACAACCAGGACGGCTACACGATGCTGTACCGGGCCGGCGTGGACGTGATCGACGCCGCTCTGATTTCCGGCATCATCCGCGCCGCGGTGCCGCTGTCCAAGAGCCAGCAGCTGCAGGTCGACACGCAGGCCGGGCGCGTCGTCTCCGACGTCGTGCAGACTCGGGGCTGGTATCTGCTCATCGACGACGCGGCGAACTTCGCGCAGGTGCGTCAGAACCGCGATTCGCCCCTGGCGTACCTCTGGTACACCGACGGCGGGTCCATCCAACGTCTCACCGTGCGTTCGATCGCCGTCATCTAAGGAGCACGCAACATGCCCGCAACTCTCACGACGGCCAACTCGGTCTTGGCGCTCACCACCGAGGCGCTGTTCCCCGCCGCGCAGATTCTCACCGGCTACGCGGCCGACAACATCTTCGAGACCGATGCCGTCGAGAACGGCGAGTACTCGATGGGCATCGACGGCCGCCTGTCGGCGGGCTTCGTGTTCAACGAGATCCCGTTCACGCTCACGCTGCAGGCCGACAGCGATGCCCTGAAGCTGTTCGAGCAAATCTACGGCTACGAGGTCTCGAACCGCACCAAGCTGATCAACAACCTCACGATCACGCTGCCCGCGCTGCGCCGGCGCTACGACCTGAAGAACGGCTTCATGCGCAGCTACAAGGCGCCTGCTGGGCAGAAAATCCTGCAGCCTGGCGTCGTGGCCTTCGTGTTCGCGCGTCAGGAAATGTCGAACCTCTGATGGCGTGCAGTGCGCCACGGTGTGGCGCATAATCTCGCACTTTGAGGGAGGTGCGCGAGATGATCTACGATCCCCGCAGCGGGACTTACTTCCAGCCCGATGACGCCACGGCCGTGCACACCTATGCCGGTCCCGGCGGCGCCGTCAACACCACCACGCTGACCTACAACGGCGGTACGTGGCTGAAGACGTACACCTACACCGGCAACCTGATGACCAGCGTGACTGGCTGGGTGAAGCAATGAGCGGCGTTACCATCCCCTACGGCTATGCCGTCACGGTCGGCGCGGTGCCGGGCGCGTCGCGCGTCGCGATGCTGGGCAACAACCCCTCGATCGACACGGCCACACAGCCCGAGGACGTCTGGTCCGGCGCCGAGCTCGGCGTGCTCAATGGCATCGATCACAAGTTCATCCCGCGCCCGCAGAACGTTGCGGTGTCGATGGAAGTGGTCAGCTCGAGCGCGCTCGACACCGCGGCCGGCGCAGGCGCCCGTACCGTCACCATCGACTATCTGGACGCGGCCTATGCTGCGCAGTCGGTCGTGCTGACGCTGAACGGCGTGACGCCCGTTGCGCTGCCGGTGCCTGTGCGGCGCGTGAATGGCCTTCGCGTCTCGACCTCGGGCACGTTCGGCGGCAACAACGCGGGCAACCTGTCCGTGCGCCTGGCCGGCGGCCTGGGTGCGACCTTCGCCTACGCGCGTTCGGGCAACGGCCTGGCGCGCTCGTCGCTGTACACCGTGCCCGCTGGGCAGACGTTCGACATCTACAGCATGGTGCTCGGGGTGAACCGCGCGGACACGCAGGACCGCTGGGCGACCTTCTCGCTGTGCATCCAGAACGCGGTGGGGAACCTGATCAAAGGCATCGAGCTGCCGGCCAGCACGGTCGTCGCCTACCGGCAGGAGAACCTGGACGTGCCGAGCGTCATCGTGCCCGCGACTTCGGACGTGTGGTGGCGCTGCGAGGCGGTCAGCCAGAACAGCACGAACGTGACGGGTGCATATGCCGGCATCGTGCGCACTGGCGCCCCCTTCCTGGGCCGTTTCGGACTGTCGGGATAGGCAGGTAGCCCAACCATGCAAAAGGCCCGCAGAAGCGGGCCTTTCTCATTTGTGCACGCGCTCGCGGCGCAATCGCCGCAGCTGACCCGCGATGTAGCGCCGGCGCAGCATGCTCGACCAGGCAAGGTAGGAGGTCTGCAGGTACTGGCCGGCCCACGTCGAGCCGGTGTCGTGCCACTCCCGCAGCCGCAAGGCCGTCACGCGGCCCGTGCGCACCGTCCAGCATGCCGCGCGCCAGGTGATGCGCACCGCGCCAATCGTGCCCTGCAGCAGCGCGTCGAGGCATCGCCAGGCGGCCACGAGCAGGTACACGAGCGACGCGGCCACCATGGGCACCATCAGCAGGAGCATGAGCGCGATGAGCCACATGATCAGCCCTCCTTGCGGATGGCGCGCCCGAGTTGCTCCGGCGAGAAGCCGAGAGCCGCAGCGCGTTGGTTGAGCTCGCGTCGCACCAGCATGGCGTGCCGATTGATGATGCCCAGCTCGTGGGCGTTGGCCGGGCGCGCGTCGCCCGCTCGGTCCACGCCGCCAGTGCACACATTGCGGTCGTTGGCCAAGGAGTACCACGA